AGAGGATATGAAGGATTTTTATTTCAGGTAAAAGCAAAAAGAAATTCAGGAGAATATGGTTATTTTACTTCTGTTGTTTATTTAAACTCTTCAAGCTTTGAAGTTCAAAACCCTAATCCATTTACTTTAGTTGATAGTTCTTTTTCAAAGTATATTGAGATTAAAGTACCTGCATTAATACACATGTCAGATGCTAACAAGAATTTAGAATTTTCTGAAACTTTTTTTGGAACAGGAAGCGACGCAGTACTTTCAACTGCAAATTATGAAATATCTTTAGGATTAATATCTGAAGTTAAAACAGTTACTGGATATGATTATATTGAAATTGTTAATGAAAGAGAAATAACATTAGCACAGGAAGATGAGTTTGTAGATATAGCTGTTAATTTAAATGAAGATCCGGATGGAGACTTTTTTCAAATATATGGAACTAAAGACGGTTCGCAATCTGGTTTTGAGAATTATATTAATGGTAGAATAGAAACATCATCAGATGATATTACCGTTTTTTATGATGTTGAAGTTAGCGAACAAATAGGTTTAAATTATATAAGTACTTATCAATCAACATTCTCACAAGTTTCTAATTTTGATCAAAACTTGATATACAGACCTGTAATTTTAAATTCTTCAGTAAGTAGTAACTTTTTATTACAAGTATCTATGAGAATTTATAATGAAACAGATAATACACAAATATTAAAAAGAGCTTCTTTAATATACAATAAGCCTAAGAAGTATGGTAAAAGAATGTCTAAAATAAATTTAAGTGGAAATTACTCTCCAACTGTAATTTATAATAAACTAGATAATACATCAGTTAATAGAGAAATTAATCAATTTGTTAACTCAGCTAGACCCGTTATTGGAGAAACTAAATATGTGCCTGTTGCTATCAATGTATATGGCGTTGTTGCAGGATCTACTAATATAACACTACAAGGAACTGAAATAGAGTCAACAAATGAAATTGATTATTCTCAAAATGGAGAAGGAGAAATAACTTTATCTAAAGTTTCTGATAATTTTATTAAATTTAGCATTGCTAAACCGGCTGGAGATTCATTAGAGTCTATAAGTTTGGTTAATGCTGATAATATTGTTTTAATTATTAAATCAGGAGTAGTAGAACAACAAATTAGCCACAATCCATCTTTTCCAGATGTTGATTTAGGAAATGGAGAAGTTTTATTTAAAGTAGAGAAAGCAGTCGCAACAAGATTCGATAGAAAAGATACTAATTTAAGTCAAGATAAATTTTATATTAATATAAAAAATGGAGAAACAGAATCTCTATTATATCATGGTAAAGTAAATATTATATAATGATACTAAACAGTAGAAATAATTTATTTAATTTTAAATTTCCTCGTAAATTTATACCAGTTGAAGTGGCTGATAAATACAGGAAGTATTTAAATAGAATGCCTGGAAACTTAATCACAGAACCTATTGATTTTATTAATTATTCAATACAGGGTATTGCAATACCAGGAATATCTTTTGATCCTGTTGAACAAGCTCCTAATGATGGTACTATAACATATCATAGAGGATCAATACCTATCCAAAACACAATTGACAGACAGTTTCAAGTAGAGCTACAATTATTGGATGGTTATATAAATTATTGGATTTTACAAGATACCTTGTTATACTATTATGCAAAGCAAACAAAAAAACCATTTTTAGACGATTTAAAGCTTCAAATATTAGATGCTGAAGGAATACATGTTATGAGCGCTACTTTTGAAAAACCTATTTTAAATTCAATAACAGAGCTAGAATTAAATATGAGTTCTAATGTTGCAGAGTTTAACACGTTTACACTTAACTTTTATTATAATAAATTTAATTTAAAGTTAGAAATTGATTAAGATATATACTATATGAAAACATTTTTAGATTACATGACAAAGGCTGATGCCACTGAAGCAGAACTTCAAATATTGCAAGAATCTTTGCAGTCAGAATGGACTAAATCTCTAGAAGAAAAAGTAGATTCTGCTCTTGAAGAATTTGTATCAGAGTATAAGAACGAGGACGGAACATACGATATCGAAAGACTTAATAATGAAATGACTAACGAAGGCATTTTAGGTTCTATTTTTGGAGGTCTTACTGGATTTGCTTTAGGAAAAACAATTGGTAAAGCAGTTGCTAAAGTATTAGGTATTGAAAAAGGAATAATGTATGAAATGCTAACCTCTCGATTAGTTGGTGCCGCTCTTGGTGCTGCAATCGGTAAAAAACTATAAGAATGATTTACGTAGCAGTAGACTTCTCTTTAAATTCACCCGGCATCTGTATTCACGACGATTCGAAAGATTCATACCACTTTGTGTCTTATATTAAAAAAGGACAAGGAACTAAAAAAGATCAAAAGAAACAAGAAGATATTTCTCTTCTAAAAGACACTACATTAGTTTATCAGCCCGACTGGGATAAAAGTAATAACTATTCAAGCGCTGAAATATCTAAAGTTAAAAGATATTCAAGAACGGCTCAAGATCTTATCGATATTATATTAAAGATAACTAAAACTAAAGACAATTATATTATTGGTTTTGAAGGAACTTCTTTTGGTTCTAAGATGGGAACTAATAATATTATTGATATGGCAGCAGGTGCAGCCCTTCTAAAAGCTGAAATGCTAAACCAATTAGATGTTAAAGCTTTAGAGACTGTCGCACCTTCAACTATTAAGAAACATGCTGGTAAAGGTAATATGAATAAGACGATGCTTTGGAAAGTTTTTATTGATAATAATATAAAAGACCAAAAACTAGCATCCTCTAAACTATTTAATTATTGTGTTGATGAGATTGGAGAAGTTTCTAAGATCCCAAAACCTTTTGACGATTTGGTTGATGCCTTCTTCTTGAACAGCTTACTTCAAACGTTATTTAACCCTCAGGCTTAAAACTCTAAGCTTATATTACATATATGATAAAAAGTTTCAATAAACAATAAATAAAATAATAAAATAATGAAAAAGAAAAAAATAGCCCCTGCTTACTTATTAAAACTTAAAGAGATTTTATTCTCTATGATTTCACAAAACAGAATAACAGAAACTGAAGCACTTGATGTTTTAAGAAAAGCGGGATTAGTAAAGCTCCCAGAGGCTGATGGATGGATGGATGAAGAAGGATCCACATACCGAAAATTATAGAGATATATATTTTAAGATTATATTTTGAAACCTTTTAAAGATTCATTGTATAATTAATGAAAGTTTTTTAAAGGTACCTTAATGAACAATCAAAGATTTAAAGATTATTAACAAAATTAACGAAATTAAAGATTTAAAGAAATGGCAGAATTTGACATTTTCAACTTAAGCGTAAGCGATGTTGAAACACACGACACACAAAGCACTAAAACGGATGTACTATACAAGCCGAGTGCAGATCAAGGAAAAGATGGAACTTATAAAGCATTAGTACGCTTTGTTCCTAATCCAGCAAACCCAAGAAATTCACTAGTTAAAAAATACGTACACTGGTTAACAGATGCATCAGGTAATGGTCGATTAATTGACTCGCCTAGTTCTGTTGGCGAAAGTTGTCCAATTGCAGAAGCTTTTTTCAAATTAAGAAATAGCGATTCAGCAGTTGACCGTAAGATGAGTGAAAAATTAAAGAGACGTGAACAATACTATTCTCTTATTAAAGTAATTAAAGACCCTCAAAATCCAGATCTAGAAGGACAATACTTAGTATATAAGTTCGGATATAAGATTAAGGAAAAGATTGACGAGGAATTAAAACCAGCTTTTGGTGAACCAACTCAAGTATTTGACCTCTTTGAAGGTAAAAACTTTGAATTGATTATCACAAGACAAGGTGAATACAACAATTACGACAAATCTAAATTCTCTGCAAGTACTTCAGCAATCACAGTAAATGGAGAAGCTGCTGAAAGAACAAAAGAGACTATGACAGCTATTAAAGCTGAATTAGATGCAGCACCATCATTAGAGCCTTACGAATATAAGGTATGGGATGGAGATGCAAGAGATTTCGTAAACGGAATTTTACGTCAATACTTAAACCCAGGAGGTTCAATTGATGCAGTGGTTTCAAAACCTAAAGCTGCACCAAAGGCATCTAAGCCAGTTGAAGTATCTACACCAGTTGTAGAAACTACTTCAACAACAGAATCAACAAGTGCAGATAGTAGTGATGATCTAGATTCTTTCTTGAATGACCTCGACATCTAAGATAGACGAAACATTAAAGCAAAAAATTAGAAGCTTAGTAAAGCAAGTTGTAGTAAACGAGCACACTGACCCTAATAAAAGAATGCTTAAGGAAATGCCAGGCCGTTTGAGCCTGGCATGCCCTTATTGTGGAGACTCTACAACAGATACACATAAGAAGAGAGGTAATATATATTGGGATAGTTTACAGTTTCATTGTTTTAACTGCTCTGCCCATGGAGATGTTTATTCTTTATTAAAAGATCATCACGTAGGATTCAAAGATAGAGAAGATTCTATTGCTATTATAGATTTCATACAGGAACATAGAATACAAGCAAACACTGTAGAAGTATTAGAACACGACATCTTTAAAAAGATATACGACTTAGCCCCAACTCGAGAAGAATTAAGTAAAACATTTGGATATAAAGAAATAGAAGTAGGAGATCCTGGTTATTTTTACTTAAGAGGGAGAATGCTATCTCATAAGCTTGAAAACTTTATGTATTCTCCTAAAGATAAAAGAATGGTTGTTCTTAATTTAGGCCCTAATAAAAAAGTTATAGGTTTTCAAACAAGAGCTCTTTCTAAATATAGAAATGCAAGATACCTAACGTATGATATTGAAAAAATATATCAAGAAATGAATAAAGATCTTGAAGTATCTGAAGCTGAATTGATAAGTCTTAAAAAAATATCTACTCTTTTTGGTATATTAAGAGTTGACTTACAAAGAACAGTAACCATGTTTGAAGGTCCTATTGACGCAATGTTTATGTCAAATAGTATTGGATTAGCAACCGCGGGTAGATCAACAGAAGAATTTGATGAAATACCAACAATACGTTATATGTTTGATAATGATAAAACAGGTAAAGAGAAGATGATGCAAAAACTTCGAAGAGGTAAAGAAATATTTATGTGGGGTAAATTTCTTAATGATACCAAGCTAGATTTAAAATACGATAAATGGCTAGACGGAGTTAATAAAGAAAATAGAGATAAATATCCTAAAGAATTAGGTGATTTAAATGATCTAGTACGAGTAGCATACTATTTAAAAGATGATTGTCTTAAAAATCTATCTGAATATTTTAGTAATTCTAAACTAGATGCATTTTACCTATGACAAATAAAGAGATTAACGAAATGATAGATCATGAGTTTGACGAATTCGAACACGATCGAAACCGTAGAAAAAATATTAAAGCTTTTTTAAAACTTAAAAGCTCTGTATATGATTTTACAGAAACTAAATTAACTATGACAGATCCTAAGTTTAAGAAAAAACTTAATACCTCTGTTTATATTAAACACAAAAATAAAAATAATAATCAACTGTTTTAAACTAATAATCAATGGCAGATTTAAAAGATAAAATACTTAAATTAGACGAATATCTAGGAAGACAAAGATTAGATTGGACCGATAAAATAAAAGAGCTTACAATTAATTTAAAGAAAGGTGTAAACCTTGAAGAAGTTAGTTCATTTTCATTAAGTTATCGACAAATATTAGTAGAACAGCTTGCATCTATGTCTAATAAAATGCGAGCTCAAAAAGCAACAGTTGATCAAAAATATAAAACAAAATGGATAGAATATTATCAATACGATTATAAGCTAACCGACAAGCAACGAGAAAGATTTCTTGAAGCGGATTTAGCAGAAGATAGACAGCTGCTAGATTTATTAGAAACACAGAAGAGCTTTATTGAAGCTTCTGTAAAAACTCTTGACAATATGGGCTTTGCAATAAAGAATCGCCTCGATATGACAAGAATATAAAAAATAGTTTCATGAAAATTGGTACTAACATTAACAGATGATAATCAATTTCTACGAATTGATGATGCTACTGAACTTGAGTTAGAACAGATTACAATCTCCCTTACAAAAAGAATTGAAAGTTGGAGATTTAATCCGTTAGTAAAACGAGGAGTGTGGGATGGTTATGTCTCTTATATTAAAGATGACAAATGGATTCCAGCTGGACTATGGAGGCATGTTATACAAATTTGTAAAGATTATAAGATAGAGATTCAAATGAACGGAATAAAACGTTTAATTGATCCAGATATTAACGCAGAAGCATTTGAAGAATGGGCTCTTAATTTCTTTAAAGGTGCTGAGATAACTCCAAGAGATTATCAAATAGAAACAGCATATAACATACTTAAATTTAGAAAGTGTTTAGCGGAGTTGGCAACCTCAGCTGGTAAAACTTTAATTAGTTTTATGACTGTTGCATATATGCTAGAAAAGAAAAAAGCTCAAAAAATATTATTTATAGTACCTAACGTATCTTTAGTTGTACAGGCCCATGAAGATTTTCATGAATATAATTACATGAATAAAGTTAATTTAAAGATTCAACAGATATATTCAGGTAAAAAAATTAAAAGCAATAAAAATATAATTATTGGTACTTATCAATCTTTAGTAAAAAAAGATAAAGAATATTTTAGTCAATTTGACGCTGTTTTAGTAGATGAAACGCATAAGGCAAAAAGTGCATCTATAAAAACAATATTACAAAAATGTACCAACGCAAAATATAAATTTGGTCTTTCAGGAACAATACCTAAAGATGGATCCCTTGATAAATTAACCCTTATGAGCCAGACTGGTCCAGTTATTAGTGAAGTCAAAGCAGCTTTTCTACAAAAACAAGGACATATTGCAAAATGTGCGGTTAAAATAATTCAGATGAACTATGCAACAGAAAATCAAAGACAAGCGTTTCAAGAGCTTGCGCAGAACAAATATGATAGAAAAGATGTTTTCCAACTTGAGCAAAATTTTATTATTAATAGTGAACAACGCCTTAATTTTATTTCAAACGTTATTTCCAGAGTACCCAGGAATAGCCTTGTCCTTTTTCACAGGATTGAACACGGTAAAAAATTATATGAAAAACTTAGACAAGAAAGCGATAAAAGAGTTTTTTATGTCGATGGTGGAACCAATACTGATATTAGAGAAGAATATAAAAAGAAAATGGAAGCCGGTGAAGAGGTTGTCATCGTTGCGTCCTATGGTACTTTTTCAACAGGAATCTCGATTAAAAAAATCCACAACATATTCTTTACGGAATCTTTTAAAAGTGAAGTGATTATCAGACAATCAATAGGACGTGGTTTAAGACAACATAAATCAAAAGACAAGGTTTTAATAATTGACTTTGTTGACGACATTAGAACGCCAGAGTGGGATAATTATCTATATAAACATGGTAAAGCTCGCCAGGCAATATATAAACAAGAAAAGTTTGATTATAATATTAAAATAGTCAATTTTGAAGGAGATATATAAGATATACGTAAATAAAATAAATAAAATTTATAAAAATGGCAAAAATGAATAAGATTAGTTCTTTTAAGTCTTTCTCTGAATTAAGAGAGACAGAAATAGCTGATAAATTACAACAAGAAAATAAAGCCAAAAGATTAGAGCTAACAACCAGGATAGGTAAAATATTAGACGAGATGGAAATAACATCTTTTGAAAATCTAGAAGAAGAAGTTAGAGATCAATTAATAGAAAAATCATTTGGTTTAATTAAAGAAGGAGATAAAACAAAGGTTTCTAAGAAAGAAATTAAATTTCACCTAGATGCTTTTAAAAAAGGAGATATTGAAGGTGAAGATTTAGCACAGGCTATTTCAGATATTATATTTGGAGAAGTAAAAGGGCCAGGCATGGAATCTAAAGATCCTGAACAAGTTTCAGAAGCAACTGTTGTTATGGATGCAATAAACCCTGGTGATAAAGATTTCTTAAAATTCTTAAAAAAGAATAAAGTTAAAATAATTGACACTGTAAAATCAGGCCCAAGTGGACATCCTGAAATTACAATGCAAGGAAAAAGAAAAGATCTTGAAGCAGTATTAGCTGATAGTGAATTAGGATGGGATGATCCTGGTTTAGCAGAATTTATTGAAGAATCAGTAAACATTTCAGAAGCAGTAATAGTTACTGGTAGAAGAGACGCTAAAAAAGTTTTAACAGCATATACTAAATTTTTCCAAAAATATCCAGCATTAGCTGATAGAAGATTTACAGGTTTACATTTAGGAGCAATTAAATCCTTAATGGTTTCTGCACTAACAGACGCTAATTTTCATAGAGAATCAGCAGCATGCGGAAAGGCTATTAAAGGAGCAAAGCTTCAACCAGTTTTTATTAAGCCAATGGAATTAAATAAAACAGAAATTAAAGTACCTGTTGGTAAAGTAGCATCTATTTTAGATGATAATGCATCTCTTATTTCTGGTGCAGCCAGCTTTTCTGGTTTAGGTATTGCTGAAGGAACGGCATTATACTTAGATTCTCTTAAATATGTTAAAGAAGCAGAGGCAGTTATTGCATGTTTTAATTCTACGTTTGAAAGTGAAGTTACTGACGTAACAGAAGGTAATGCATTTTTAGGAGCAAGAGCTAAGGCTATTGAAGAAGATGCTGAAGAATTTGAATTTAACGGTAAAAAATATCCAGTAATTAAAGAATCAGAAGAAGTTACTGAATCAGACGAACCAAAGTGTAATAATAAAAAAGGACATTTATATAAGCAAATTGACAAGGACGGAACGGTAGAATGTGTGCACTGTGGTTTAAGAAATTCATTAAGCGAATCAGTAATTAAAGAAGCAGAAGAAGCAGAAGAAGCAGAAGAAGTTACTGAAGCTAAATTTGTAAAAGATTTTGATAAAGATGTTTTAGATGCTGAAACCAAAGCAGATATAACAACTTACTACCCTTCTGCTAAATTCTTTATAGGTAAATCAACCCACTTCTTCGGAGAATTAGATAAAAATTTATTTTTTAAAGCATATTATAAAGATTATGTAAAGAAGGCTGGTGGTAAAATCGATGGTGATTTTAAAATTGTAATGATATATTCTGAAAAAGGTAGTAATTTTGTACCTTTATTTACTAGAGAAGTTACTGAATCAGTGGTTACTGAAGCTAAAATTAATTCTGACGAAGAGTTTAAAGAATATGCTACAACTGTTTTACAAAAAGCGTTTGGTGAAGATTATGACGAAGCAAAAGCAAACGAAGTTATTGATGGTATTTTAGCAAAAGTTGACGGAGATTACGGCGCTGCTGTAGGAATGTTAACATCTTCATTAGGAGAATCAGTAGTTACTGAAAAATATAACAAGAAAAAGTTATTAAAAGCAATTAAGAATAAAGACGACATGTTCATTCAATTAGCAGACGGTACTGAACTACTAGTTTATAACCCAGATTCTAATAATGACGACAATGCAGAAATGTGGCACGATGATGTGGTATTTGCGCTCGATCAAGACGGAGAAGAACATGAGGTTAAATACTCAGATATTGCAGGTATTGGTGAATCTGCAGTTACTGAAGCTAACGCTGATGGAACTATTTCAGATGATGAAGACGAAAAAAGAGAGGAACTTTTAAATAGAGTTAAAGAACAAATGGAAGAGCTATTAGCATCTGCAGAATTAGACGCTAAAGATATTGGAGGCCCTTTTAGATCTCCTGGTATTATGTTCGATATTAGAAAACAACTTGATAAGCAAGTTAAAAAGTTTAAATAAAATAGAAAAAAAGATGACCTGGATTTTTCCGGGTCAAATCTTTTTATTATATTAGTAGTATGAAGAAAACAAAATTATACGAAGAATTTATTAACGAAGAAATCTATTTAACTTATAGCGAGATAGTGGGTTATCAATTTGATAAGTTTGTAGAATCATATCTTAAACTAAATAAAAATAATAAAACAGTTTACGATAAAAAAGAAGACTTTACTTATGGTTTTAGAAAAGGATCTAAAACGGCACATTGGAAATATGACCATGATAATTTTGAATTACATCATAGTGAAAAAGAATTCCATGTTTTAGGTCTTATAAATTTTTATAAACAAGCATCTAAAGGACACCCTTGGTCTAAATAAATTATACACAATGAAAATATTATCATTTAAAGATTTTTTAATAGAAAGAGAAAATAAAGAAGCATTAGATTCTAAATTAATTTTAGAAGGTGGTGCGGCTGGACACATGTCACATCCATTTGATGAAAAAGATTTGACATTTGCAGATTTTAAAAAGATAGTAACTTCTGGTCTTCAAGGTGAATTAAACTTTGAGGAAGAAGCAACTGAAAAAACTGATGGTCAAAATGTATTTGCAACAGTTCAAGATGGTGAAGTAAAATTTGCCAGAAATAAAACTGAATTAGCAAATCCAATGGACCTTGCTACTTTTAAGAATAAGTTTGAAGGACATCCAAGTAAATTAGTACAAGATACTTTTCAATTTGCTGCAGAAGATTTAGCAAACTCATTAAATAAATTATCCCCTAAAGATTTAGAAGTTTTTGATAATGGTAAAAACTGGATGAATATGGAGTTAATTTACTCTAAGAATCCAAACGTTATCTATTATGACCGCGATGTTATTCAATTTCATGGAATAAAGAAAACTGATGGAGAAGGTAATATTATTGGAGATGATAACAAACCAGCAAGATCAATTGCAAAAGCAATGCAAGATCTTAAAATTAACGTTGGTAAAACATTTACAGTTATTCCACCTCAAATTATTAAATTAGGTAAAGATTTAGATTTTGAAAAAAATCAATCTAAATTTATAAAACAAATTGAAGCATTAAGAGATCGCTATAACTTAACAGATGCTGATGAAGTTTCTAAATATCATGAAATGTGGTGGAGAGAAACAATAGATACAAATTTTCCTGATTTACAACAAGATTATAAAGAAGGTTTATTATTAAGATGGGCTTATGGAGATAAGAAATCTTTAAATATGAGAAGCCTTGCAAAAGAAATAGGAAAAGATGAAGCAGCTTCTGTTAAGAAATTTGATAAAGAAGATGTTAAAAAGAAATATAAAGAAAACATTAGACCGTTCGAAGATTTATTCTTAGAACTAGGATCTATAATTCTTAAGAATGCTTCTAATTTTGTAGCAGCTAATCCAGCTAGTGAAATGCAAAGACTGCATACCCAGATCAGAAATGAATCAGATAAAATTAAAAAAGGTGGAGGAGAGGCTCAAATTGCAAAAGTTGAAGCCGAACTTGCTAGATTAGATAGAATCGGAGGAATAGAATCTATTATACCAACTGAAGGGATAGTTTTTGTATATAAAGGAAAAACAATGAAATTAACAGGTACATTTGCAGCCATTAATCAATTAATGGGTATCATAAAATACGGAAGATAATATGGCACTTAAAAAATTAAGAGAACATTTTCAAGAAACTAACATTAATGAGTTTCACAGATTGTTAAAAAATAGAGTAATAGTTGTTGAAAAGATTTCAGCCCCATCTTTTTATGTTAGAAGAAATAAAGAAAAATTTGAATTTTACAAATCTTCAAAATCTAAACCTCTGACAATAATAGATAGAACTATTATGTCTCTTTATGAAGTTGCAATTAAACATATACAGAGTTTAAATCCTAAAAGTAAAAAAGAATTGCCAGATAATTATAGATTTGGCTTTGAGTATTTGCCAGAAGAAAGGGTTTCTGAATATGTATACACTAAAATACCTAAAAATACTTTAATATTAACACATATCCAACAGCTGGGTGAAAATGGAAAAGTAAAAAAGACAATTATAGATCCTTTAATTATAAAAAAATGGGCTAATGTATTAGAAGTACAACAACAAGAAATTATATTTGACGGAACTTTAGATTCAACTCAAAAAGAAAAGCTTATTAATTTATTAGAAATGAATGATAAATCTTTTTCTGAGTCATTCGATTACGACGTAGAAACAGACAAATTAGTTTCTTTTACAAAAGAAATATACAAGATATTTGATACTAACTCAACATCAAGTATTCTTCAAGAGGATTTAGAATCTGAAATAGATGGTTTAGTTTTAAATTTTGCTGAAGGTAAAAAAATACAATCTTACAAATTAGAAGATTTTATTAGAAAACCTTTAAATGAAATTAGGGAAGGTTCACACACATATCAAATAGCAATTGCAGATATATTAGAATTTTTTGTTAATTATGATTTTTCAGAAACAAATCTAGTTGAAGAAAATGCAGAAAAAAGATACCTAGAATTAATTTCAGCAGCATTTAACAAATACGTTAACAAAAATGCAACAAGATATATTGGAGTTAATTTCCAAAATGCAGAATTTTCTTCTTCTAAATTATTTAATTTAAACACAACATTTATTAAAAACGAAAAAACATTAACACACGTTTCAAACGAAGTTTTATCAAGTTTGTTTAAAATAACATTAGGTACTTTTAGAAAGCATAAAACGAAAGCAACAGATATACTAAATGACGATATGATATCTCAATTAAATAATATAGTTGATAAAATCAATGATGTCGTTTTTCTAGAAAAAGCAGACGAAAATTCTATATACGATTATAAGAATTTTATGATGCATAACAATATAAAAAGCGAAGTAACTTTAAATGAAGCGTTAACTGTTAAGCACGCTGAGCAAGGTAAAGAATTAGTAAATATGTTCGTTGGTAGATTTCAACCATTTACATTAGGACATGCAAAGGTTTTAGAAGCTATTCATAAACAAAATGGATATCCAGTTATTGTATTTTTAATTAAAGCAAAATCTAAAAAGAAAGGTGACGAATTTAGAAAGCCTTATTCTGAAGATTTACAAATTAAAATGTTTAAGCAAGTTCAAAAGCAATATAAATTCTTAAAGGAAATTATAGTACTTGATAGAGGTGCTATTGATTATATGTTTAACGAATTAAGACCTAAATATGAACCAGTTCTTTGGGGAACCGGATCAGACCGAATGACTTCTTATGGATATCAAGTAAATAATGATTCTTATAGAGATCAATTAAATGTAAGATCTGATTTTGGATTATTTGAAATACCAAGAAATGATAATAATATATCAGCAACTCAAGTAAGAAATGCACTATTAGATGGTAATGAAAAGGAGTTCAAAAAGATGACACCAAGGGCAATTCATAAAATGTATGACACTTTAAAGTCTGAACTTGAAAAATCTATGGAGATGGTCGCAGCTTCTAAAGTTATATCAGAATCAGTTATGACATTTCAAGAATATATGAATAAATTAAAATCATAAATAAATAAAGAATATATAATCTTATAATATAAAATAAAATAAAAGTCATGAATAAATCACACTTTAATCAAGATGATAGAGTAGATGAAGGAAAAATAACAATAAAAAGACGTTATACTGAAAACTACCCTGCAAAAACTGTTGGTAAATCAGCAAGAATTAGAAACAAAATGTTGGAAGCAATTTCTGACGGTGCTATTACTCAAGAAGAATTTGATTCTATTATAGCAGAATTATCGTCTGATTCAAAAAGATGGTTATCTCGTAATTCTAGGTTATTTAATATTACAGAAGCTGGAATAACATTAACAGGGTTAGGTAAAAAGATTTTATCTCAAATTACAGTAAATGAAAAAACAGAAAAGAATCCAGAAATATGGGTTCCTGGGAAGTTTGATAAAGACGTTTCTAAATTAACAGCCGACGAATTAACAATAGACAATATAAAAAAATTATCAAAAAAACATAGAGTATTTTTAGACGATGCAATTGCATACGTTGAGTATAGCTTCGATGTTGATATTGTAGAAAATAAAGAAAATAATATGAAAACAAAATTAGTTTTTGAATCTTTTGGAGATTTTGTAAATTCATTAAACAAAAATAATGAAGAATTAAACGAAGGAACTAGAGGTCAATTTGGAATGATTGATAAAAAAGGAAATATCCAATCAGTGTATATGCATTACGATTCATATCCTGAAAATATTTTACCTTTAATAAAAAAGGGTTATAAAAACGCTAAAAAAGTACAGGCAGTTATTGATAGAGGAGATACTTCTGGATTAGATAAAACAGTTGATGCTATGAATTTCTATGAAGATGGAAGAAAACCAACATCTGGTAAAAAAGCAGACATAGATCGTTATATTAAAAAAGCAGCTGATGATGGTGGAGCAGAATACATTTATTTATATGACGAGTCTGATAAAACTTGGTATATGGTAGATGTTTATGGAGACATGCAATTAGTTCCAGCATTTGAATCTGTAGTTAATGAAGCATTTAAATCTTCTAAATTAAGAAATTTAGTAAGTATGGATCAATCACAACGCGATGGATATGGTAAAGCAAGAAATTTAGCAGCAGCTATTTATGGATTATCAAAACTAAAATTAGATAAAATTGAAGATTCTTCTTTAATTGATGTAGATCCTAAAGAAGCTTATAAAAAATATCAAAACAATAGAGACTATTTAGTTTTTTATATAGTAGACAACGAAAAAGAAAATGAATACAGTAAAGGTTCATTTACAGCATCAATAAAACCAGGTATTTTAGCTTTAACCAGAGGAAAAGACTTTTTATCAGTTCAATACGTCCAAGCTAGAAGAAACACAAAAGTAACACGTACTTTAGGAAAAGATGATGGTAATGCAATTGGTGGTAATAAAAGATATTCTGGATATGATGCATCGGGTATTTCTTCAGTTGTAAGAGCTTCTAAATTAGCAGACAGAGCAATTGTAATTGATATTGTTAATGGTGGCGAAACTTCAAAAGAAGAAAGAAACGAAAGAGCAAGAGCAAAAGAAGGAGCTTTAGCTTTTAAATCTGACGCAGACTTTAAGAAAGCTAACAAGGCAAGATACCAAGAAATCTTAGCAACTAAAGCTTCTAAGTTACCTCTTGATAAAATGGTTAATGATGCTATTGATGATTTAGGAAAGCAAATTAAAGATGGTCTTAAGGCTAATAAAAAGACAGAATACGGAGAGCTTAAAATTGGAGAAAATTCTAAAGGTAGAGCAGTTAAAATTACAGATGCTTCAAACCACATGAGTAGAATCTTATCTGATTATCAAAGATATGTTGAATACATGGTAAAAGCAGAAGAAGAAAAAGGTAGAGATTATTCATCAGGATATTACGAAAAGAATTCAAAACAATACGCTAAAGATATTAAAGATTCAGTTAAAAAAATACCTACGTTCGATTACGCTTGGTAATATGAAAACAATGTATACATCATTTAGCGAATTTTCAAGAGGGATTAAAGAAAACATCTCACCAGAAAGTATTGGAGGAATGGGAGATGTTATATTACCGAATGGTGATGAACTAGGTTCTGGTGATATTCCTTCTGAAGAAGATGATGAAAATAAAGAAAAAATAAATACAAAATCTATGGATTTTAATAGTTTTATAAACAAATCAACGGTTAGTAAATTAGTCATTGAGAAATCAGCAACAGATACTCTAGCGGATGATGTTTCTGGAGAATTATATATTGCAAAACTTAAAGGCAAGTCAGCTACTATTAAAGCAACGACTACGACAAAGACATGGGATGATGGAGTTCCGGTATTAAAGTATTTAGCAAGAGGTAAAAGTAAATCAATGTCTTTTGATTTATATCAAAGACCTTTTCAAGTGGTACACGACTATGCACATGGCTGGTGGTACTTCACAGATGGTGGAAAATGGTACGGATTACACGTAAGCGACGGTTATAGTGAAGCTGCTGATTTACCATTCGATATGCAAATTCCAGAAAACAAAATACAAGAGGGTGTTATGTCTGACATTCACCAAATGATAGGTAATCATAAAACTTTTGATTCATTTCAAAAAGAATTCTTTAAAGAATATGGAGATAACAAAGCTATGAAAAAAACCAAAGACTTTTTAGAATGGCTAGAAGCTTTATATTCAGATTCACAATATGCAGTATCTGAGGCAAGACCAGGTACTTACACGTACCAAATGGATAGTGAAGGAAATACTAGAAAAGTATTACCACCATATTATGGTAATTCAGAACTTCATGATAAATCAAAAGAACTATTTAAAAAACCATGGAAAAAGCTTAGTGATAAACAACAAGATGAAGTTTTAGCAGCATTTGCAATAGTTGAGGCAAGATCAATTAATAAAATCCAGAAGGAATACTCTAAGGTCGTAAATGATATGGCTGAAGTTGTTGTAAACTGGAAAGCAGCTAAAGGCTCTGGTGATGCAAAGGCAGAAGCTAGCTTCTTAGCAAAATTAAAAGATTTAACTTCTAATAAAAAATCATTAATGTCAGAATTAGATGACGCAGTAGGTATTAAAGATTTAAATATTGAATTAGCAGAATCAGTAAATGAATCTATGAGTTCTTATTATTTTGATAGTCCAAGTGAATATGGTCAATTTTCAAATGAAGCACCTGCAAAGGGTGAAACTAAATATTTAGTAATGGCTACTAATAAAGCTTTATTTAATGGACAAGAAATTAGATTAGAAGGATCAATAAGATTTGGTTCAACCTCTAAAAAAGAAATTTTAGGAGTTTTTGATAAAGAATCAGAAGCTTTAACATTTTATAAATCAGCTATGAAAAAACCACAAGGAACTATGGTTTCTTTTACGGTAGGATCTGTTGTTGGTGTAACTAAATTTAGATCTCAATATACCGAGATAGAAGGATATCTTGCAACAGCAAAGGTAAAATAATAATTTCGCGTATCAACGAAACACGTCAACAATATACTGTTGAAACAATTTTAAAAGTCTCTGTATAATCTACAGAGACTTTTTTATTTAAATAGTATATGAAAATAGCTTTAATAGCGCACGACAACAAAAAAGCTGACATGGTCGCTTTTGTATCAAAAAGATTACCTTTCTTTAATAGAAAGGATATTACTATTGTAACCACTGGAACAACGGGAAAACACGTTATGCATGCTGGGATAGAAGACGTTATTAAAGTAAATTCAGGGCCACTTGGAGGAGATGCTCAGATAGCAGCAATGGTTACTGAAGGTGAAATAGATTTAGTTATCTTTTTAAGAGATCCATTAGGCAAACATCCACATGATGTTGATATCAGTATGTTAATGCGATTATGTGACGTTCATGATATACCTCTCGCAACAAATTATAGAACAGCAAGCTACTTAGTTAAATATTTAAAATCTTGTAAATAATGGAAATGTTTTTATTTAAACCGGATAATTATAAAGAATGGTCAGATAGCGCTATTAAAAAAATAATAAAAGTTGTAGATTCATGTATCAGTGATGACCATTTAGACTCTGCTAAACAAATGATAGATCATTTTATTTTAATGCTTGCCTTAAATGAAACTTACTCAGAAGAAACTGTACAAGATATATCAAAACAATTATATTTATATTTAAATATTAAAAAATCTAATATATGAGTTCTAAAACAAAAATAGGATTTACAGCAGGAAACTTTGATCTATTACATCCTGGCTATATTTATACATTTGAAACTGCAAAACAACACTGCGATCACTTCATAGTTTTTCTACAAATTGATCCATCTGAAACAAGATTCACGAAATATAAACCAGTAATACCTTTATATGAAAGATATAAAACTTTAATGGCAATACAATACGTTGATGAAGTTATAACATATCAAACAGAAGAAGATCTAATTAAATTAATAAAATTCTATAAACCTGATGTTAGAATTTTAGGAGAAGACTATATTGGTAAAGGATTCACAGGAGATGATTTACCCCCTAAGGTAATTTATACAACGCGATCACATAACTGGTCAACTACTAAACTCAAGGATTTAATTACAATGCAAACTATTAAGCAAAATCCTGAAATAGTAGATAGAGCTAAGAATGAAAAAGAACAAACGTCTCACCAAAGATTAATGTTAGCAATTAGAGATCAAATTGCACAACATGCTGAAGGTAATTTAACTGAGGCACAATATAAATCAGCAATTAAAGAATTATTAGAAGAATCATGAGAATAATCGTAACAGGAGGACTTGGATTTATTGGATCATCTTTTGTAAATTTATTAAACAGAAGAATACCAAATGCTAAGATAGTTATTTTAGATAAAATGACGTATGCTGCTAATCCTAACAATATAATTAAACCAACAAGCATTATTAAAAAAGATATATGTGATGTGACTCCTGAGGATTTAGGATCTTACGACTATATTGTACATTTCGCCGCAGAAAGCCATGTCGATAACTCTATTAAAAATGGAAGGCCATTTGTTAGAACAAATGTTGAAGGTACTTTTAACTTATTAGAGTGTGCAAGACAAAACCCTGATCTTAAAAAGTTTATTCATATTTCAACAGATGAGGTTTATGGAGATATGGCAGATATTGGATTACTAGCAGAAGCAAATGAAGCATATAGTTTATCAGCATCTTCATATTATTCAGCAACAAAAGCTTCAAGTGATTTATTAGTTGAAGCAGCGGGTAGAACGTTTGGTTTACCATATTTAATTACAAGAACTTGCAATAACTATGGAGAACATCAAAATGAAGAAAAATTCATTCCTAAAATAATGAAGTCAATTGCCAATGATTTAACAATACCAGTATATGGAGATGGTAAGCAAGTTAGAGAGTGGATTGATTGCGAAGACAACGTACAAATTATATATGAACTTATGCTATCAGATCTAGAAGGTGAGGTTTATAACATTGGCTCTGGAGAGAGATATGAAAACATAGAAATTATAAATATGATCGGAGAAATGTTAGGAAAAACTCCTAAGTTTGAATTTGTTAAAGACAGATTAGGGCATGATCGTAGATACGCAATAAACTCAACTAGAGTTAGAGAAATATTCTCAGATTGGGAAACTCTTTCATTTCAAGAGTTTTTATTAGAACAAGTAAATACATTAAAATTAAAACAAGAACAATTATGAACATTAAATTAATTAAAATGCTTAAGTCATCAGCAGAAGCTGATAAAGCAAAAGCTCTTTTATCCTTAGATTTATTAGGAAATAAAGGAACAGGTATTGGAGACCACTCAACTGGAGATTTTTATACTAATGCTGAAGAAGCACTGGCAATGTTAGTTGATGCAGACGATAGATTAGGGGCTATTGAAAAATACTTCCCAGCAGTTGAACAACTTTAAAAAAGTGAATATTTTTTAAAAATAAAGGCCCAAACATTTTTTTGTTTGGGTTTTTTTGCTTATATTAGTACTATAATTAAAGCATAACGCATATGAAAATGTTCAAGAAAGACGGAAAGACCGCAGTTTTAGTAAGCCCAGGATTTGGTGCAGGATTTAGTACATGGAACAAGCCAGAAATGGCAGTTGACTTCGATTTAGTTGAAGCGTTCTTAAGTGGCGATAAGACTCGCTTTGCATACATTGTCAATGAGAAATACAACGCGGACGATAGCTTATACCTAGGTGGTATGGACGGCTTAATAGTTGTATGGGTCGATGGAGGTAAGAAATTCCGTGTTGAAGAATACGATGGAGCCGAACATGTCGAGGTATTTAAAGGAATTGAATGGTTTACAGCTTAAGTTATGAGCAAGAAAAAGAAATATAATGATAAATTGGACTTTAACGGAGGGTGGTCTTCTGGTGAAGCATCACATCATATTTCTAAAAAGATGACTGAACAAACTGTAGATTCAAAGAAAACATATACAAGAAAAAAGAAGCATAAAAATAAAGAAGATGAGTAATAGAACATTTACATGGTGGAGAAGGTTTCATTCTCCAATAAAGTTAAAAAAGAATCAAATGTGGAAAGGATATCCTCAATTATTACAGAGAATTGAATTTGGAGAATTTGAGTATTGTCATCTTTCCGAGGAATGTCTTCTAGAAGAAGAGTTATATAGGCTTGAAGAAATAGAAATTCGTAAAGAACTTACAAGATCTGATGAAGAAGCAATTCAAGAAAAATTGTTTGATCGAAGAAAGCTTAAAAATAAAAGAGTAAAGCTTATGATGCAGGCTCATTTAAAAAAAGAACATGAAATATTAAAAAGCCTTAAGGAAAATCTATGTAAAGAATTTAATATGTCAAACGAATTTATGAATAATTTCTTTGATAATTTTGATGGAGACACAAGACAATTATATTACGCTTTAAGAGCGGTTGCTAATAAAAAACCTATTCCGTCTAATAGCGATATAGATAAATATCCTAGATCATTTGTGCAACAGCCTAGACATGTGTTAAAGCACGAACATCGTGGATTAAATAAAATATGGAAAAAAGTAGTAAAACAAAATAAAATTTGGAATGCACATGGAATCACAGATTAAACCTTATTTAGTTTATTTTTATCCTTATGAAGATGAACGTTTTTTTGAAAAGCAAAAAAAACCACAAGACCATGTTTGTTGTGTAATGGCATCTAGTCAAAAAGAAGCCATGGCTAAAACAGAAGTAATAGCACAAAATGCTGGAGTTAAGTTTGTTAAGTTTATGGGAATCGGAACAGGTAAAGAAGAATGGGTAAACGAGTATGAACCTCTTAGAGATTTTGGAAGAGGACCAAGAAAATAAAATATATAAAAAAAATAAAAATTAAACAATGTCAACAAAACATCCCTGGGAATACAAGCAAGAAGTTATAAAAGACAAAGCTAGTAAAGAAGAATTTCAAAAACTTATAGACAAGATTAAGAATAAAGAAGACCAACATAAATCGGATATGTTTATAAAAAAAGTAGAAAAATCTAAAACCAAGAAAACACAATATCATTTTATCGATGGAATTCCTCATAAAATGGTTGGTGGAAACTGGGTTCCTTTAACTAAAATGTAAACAAAACTGATTATCAAGATATAATACTTAAAATAAAATACATGAAGAGTATATTAGAAGAAGCAAATGACATTGTAAACAATAGAAGTGAAGAAGCAGATAGAAACTATGGTCCTTTTTCTGAAGGAATGGATAGAGCTGCTATGATATTCCAAGGAATGACAGGTCATCCCGTAACCGGTGCTGATATGTTTAAAGCATTAGTAGCTCTTAAATTTTCTAGAGAAAGCTACAACCACAAAAGAGATAATTTATTAGACGCAGTCGCATACATTCAAGGATTAGATAATTATGTTCAGGAGAACAATTCTAAAAACAATGAATGATAAAAGACCCAAAAAACCAATCAAAGTAACTCATCCTAAATACGGCACGGGAGAGATCTATGAGTGTTTTGAATTTTATAATGAAGAATTTATGAATATAAAATTTGAAAAATTAGATAAAGTAATATACATTAGTTCAAATTCTATAAAAAAAATATAAATGAAAGTAGCAATAACTTCAGTATTTTCAAACTTAACGTACAACAGCAAAAACCACCGAGGATTAGAGGTAACATACTTTAAAAAACTTTTAGAAGAAAACGAATATGACGTTGATTTAATTGGTAAAAAAAATAGAAATACAGAAGAATTTGATTTCTATAAAAACTACACTGACGCTGATTGGAATTCTTATGAAGCAATTTTTATTCAATTAAGTACTGCTAATTTCTTTGGAGGTGTTGTTGGAGAACATACTGAACCAATCGCAAGAGCCCTTGCAGGATATGGTGGTAAAATATATGTTCTAGTAAATGATCCTCGGATTGATTTCTTAAACCCGGTTGATAAGTTAAAAAGATTTAATCTACTTCAAGATCTTAGTTCAGAGTGGTCCGAGATCATTGAGGAAGCAACATATTTATTTCCAGGTAAAAACATTAGTAAATTCTTAGGAAGAACACCTAAAAACTGGCAAAAACTAGATTGGTTTACATATATGTTTAAGCACAGAATGGCTGAGAAGTTAAATAATACAAAAACAACAAACGCTCTTTTTGATTTTGATGCTCCTAAAAAAGAATGGGATGCTATTTACTATGGAGATAATCGAGCAGCCTTTAGAGAACAACAAGTTCGAAAGTATATGCCACATAGCGAAAAAAGTTTACTAGTAGGTTATAAAACTAAAAAAGTTCCAACGACCTTTGCAAAAAAGATGGAACACTCGGTTTTATTAGATACTATTTCAAAAAGTAAAGCAAGTTTAATATTAGGAGATGACGAACATTTAAATAATGTGACAACATTCCGCTTTTATGAAACTATGGCAAGTGATTGTTTGGCAGCGATCCAAATCGAATACGATCCAGAAATGGAATTAATACAAGACCCTGTATTGCGTGATCAATTATATGTAAAATCATCAAAGGATGTTGAGAAATTAGTAGCATCTTATTCGGATGATTTAATTGCAAGACAGAAGAAAGAATTAAGAAACATATTCAACAGATTAGATATAACCTTTAAAATAAACAAGTAATGGCAAACATAGATAACGAATGTAAAGACTTAGAAGTAAAAGACTTTTATGATCAGTCAAACACTCACCTAGCAGATATCATGGAAAACCAAAAAAAGATGCAAGAGCAGACTTACGGTTTTAACTTTGATGATATGACAATCCGAGAAATTATGGATTTCTGGCACTGCAATACACATGCAGTTGTTGATGAAATTCACGAAATGACTGATGCTCTTGGTGGTATTAAAGATGGTTCTGGAAATGCAGTATGGAAATACTGGAAAAAAGACTTTACAAAATACGATACATTAAAGATTTCTGACATGTCTGAAGGAGACAAAAAAGAATTGTATATGGAATGGGTAGATATTCTACACTTCTTTATTAATTACGCCGCTTCAATCGGGCTAGATGCTAAAACAGCATATAACTATTATTTCGCAAAAGCAGAAGAAAATGTTAACCGTCAGAAAAATAACTATTAATGATATTAGATATCGAACAAAGAGATAGGGATGTCATTGTTTCCTATTACGATACTGAAGGTAAAGTAGCATATAAACAATATCCAATTGCTCAATTCCAGAATTGGTATATATGTGATGAAAAAGAAAAAGGAGTTAGCTCTGAATTTAAAAACTGGGATGGAAGGCCTGTTAAATTAGGAAACGCTAGACAATTCAATAAATTTTCATTAAATTATTTTATAGACGGATTACCTGAAAAAGATAAAGAAGAAATTTTAGCATATAATATGCCTAAAACCTATTTTGTCGATATTGAAACTGAAATTGTAGATGGTTTTCCTAAAGCTGAAGAAGCTAAAAGTAGAATTTTATCATTCTCAATTATTACACCAGAACGTAAAGCAATTGTATTAGGACTGGAAGATATGGCTCCTGATAAAATTAAAAAGATCAATGATGATACTAATGAGTACTTCAAAGACTTTGATCAGGATTGGGAATTTAAGTACCATAAGTTTAATACTGAATATGATATGGTATATACTTTTTTAATGAAGTTTTTACCTAAATTTCCAATGATGACTGGCTGGAACTTTATAAACTATGACTGGCAATATATCGTGAATAGATGTAAAAGATTGCAAATAGATGTTACTGAAATAGGCATGACTAAAAAGGTTGATAGAAACGATTCTAGACCTTTACATATTGGTATTTTAGATTACATGCAGTTATATGATAAATATGATCGTAGTGTGAAAGTAAAAGAATCTAATGCACTTGATTACGTTTCTGGTCAAGTATTAAACGTAAAGAAGATTAAATACTCAGGCTCATTACAGGATTTATATAGAGATAATTTCGTTAAATACATTTATTATAACGTGGTCGATTCAGTGTTGGTATACTATATTGATCAAAAGTTAAAATCAATGGAAGTTCTTTTAACTCTTGCAAATATAACAAGAATGCCGCTATATAAAGCAGCTTCTCCTGTGGCAGTCACAGAATCTTTAATGGCAAGAAAGCTAGCAGAGCAAGGAATGCGAATAGGAACCGAAAGAAGAGAAGATAGTGAAAAGAATTCTCAATACGCCGGAGCATTTGTTAAAGAACCTATTGTTGGATATTATGAAGGTGTAAGTGCATTTGACTTTGCTTCCCTATACCCATCCATAATGAGACAATTTAATATTTCGCCAGATGCTTATATAGAGCAGGTATATAAGACTGAGGTTGCGGAAAGACGTAAAGACAAAGATGTTATTGTTTGTGATAATGGTGTAGTTTATAAAAAAGATGATAGTATTCTTAAAAAGATATTAACAGATTTATATGCTCAAAGGAAACAATATAAGAAAATGTCGTATGATTATTTTACTAAAGCCGATCAGCTTAAAAAAAGATTAAGATAATATAATTATCAACAAGCCCTGCAGACGATATGTAAATAGATATATAAAATCTATTATCATAGATATGAAGGCCTAACAAGGCCTTTATTAGTCTAAATCAGTAAGCAAAAAAAAATAAAAAAATGGAAAATTCAAATTTATTTATAGAGAGAGTAGAGTTCAAACCGTTTGAATATCCTGAATATTATACGGAAGGTTGGTTAAAACAAGCACAAGCTTTTTGGCTACACACTGAAATATCAATGCAAGGAGATGTTAAAGATTGGAACGAAAAGTTAACAAAAGGAGAAAAGAATTTAGTTGGGAATATTCTTTTAGGCTTTGCTCAAACAGAATGTGCAGTGAGCGATTATTGGACAACAATGGTAACCAAATGGTTTCCTAAACATGAAATTAAACAAATGGCAATGATGTTTGGTTCTCAAGAAACTATTCATGCAACAGCATACTCTTATTTAAATGAAACATTAGGTTTAGAAGATTTTGCGGCGTTTTTACACGAACCTGCTATTTCAGAAAAATTTGAACTATTAACTTCTACTTCAGCAGATTATACTCATGTTAATTTAGCAGAAGATGATAAAGCACGTAAAGAAGTTGCTAGATCACTTGCTATTTTTTCAGCTTTCGCTGAAGGAGTTTCACTATACAGTTCTTTCGCTGTTTTATATAGTTTTCAAATGAGAAACTTATTAAAAGGTATTGGACAACAAATGAAATGGTCTGTAAGAGATGAATCTCTACATTCTAAAATGGGATGTCAATTATTTAAACAAATGGCAGCCGAATATCCTGAATTACAAGAAGATGTAAAAGAAGATGTTCTTAAAGCAGCTAAATTAATGGTTGAAATGGAACATAAATTCATAGACATGATATTTGAACAAGGAGATCTTGAGAATCTTAAAGCAAATGATCTAAAGCAATTTATTTTAAAAAGAGCTAATGAAAAGATTGCAGAATTAGGATATACAAAAGGTCCTTTTATGGAATATGATGAAGATGCTGCAGCAGAATTAGATTGGTTCTATCACTTAACAGGTGGAACAACACATACTGATTTCTTTGCAACAAGATCTACAGATTATTCTAAAGCAGGTGAAGATGAAAACTGGGACGAAGACGAATTATTTTAAAAAGACTAAAACAATATAAAAATGAGTAGCGAAAAAACAAATTATGGAGAATCACAAGGTTGGGAACTTGGTGTTGATTTTCCAACATGGGCAAACACAGAAATTTACGTAAAAACAATAAGCAACGGATATTTATTAGAAGGAGAAACTCCTAAAGACGCATATTGGAGAGTTGCAACAACAGTTGCTAAAAGGTTACAAAAACCTGAAATGGCCTCTAAATTTTATGATTATATTTGGAGAGGTTGGTTAAATTTAGCTAGCCCAGTATTATCAAACACTGGAACCGAAAGAGGATTACCAATATCTTGTTTTGGTATTGATGTTGCCGATTCAATTCACGACATTGGCGCAAAAAATTTAGAGATGATGTTGTTAGCAAAACACGGAGGTGGAGTTGGTATTGGTATAAATCAAATTAGACCAGCAGGTGCAACTATACGAGGAAATGGAACATCAGACGGTGTAGTTCCTTTTTGTAAAGTATATGACTCAACTATTCTCGCAACTAATCAAGGTTCAGTTAGAAGAGGAGCTGCATCAGTTAATATAGATATTGAACATAAAGATTTTTGGGAATGGTTAGAAATTAGAGAACCTAAGGGAGATGTTAATAGACAATCTTTAAATCTTCATCAATGTGTTGTTGTTTCTGATGGTTTCATGCAAAAAGTAAAAGAAGGAGATAAAGAAGCAAGAAAAAGATGGACAGCAGTTATTAGAAAAAGAAGAGCAACTGGAGAACCATATATAATGTTTAAAGGAAATATTAACAGAATGAATCCAGACGCGTATAAGCAAAATGGATTAAAAGTTTATATGACTAATATTTGTTCTGAAATTACACTACACACGGACGAAAACCATTCTTTTGTATGTTGCCTTTCATCTGTTAATTTATCAAGATATGATGAATGGAAAGATACTGATTTAATATACACTGCAACTTGGTTTTTAGATGGAGTATTAGAAGAATTTATTCAAAAAGCAAAATATATGCGTGGATTTGAAAACTCAATTCGTTCTGCTGAAAAAGGTAGAGCATTAGGATTAGGAGTTCTTGGATGGCATACATATTTACAAGATAGAAATATTCCATTTGAAGGTTTAACTGCACAATTTGAAACTCGTAAGATTTTTTCACAAATCAAGATTGAATCTGAAAGAGCATCAAGAGATATGGCAACTGAAATGGGAGAACCTCTATGGTGTGTTGGGACTGGAATGCGAAACACACACTTAAGGGCTATTGCACCTACGGTTTCTAATTCTAAATTGGCTGGAAACGTTTCCCCAGGTATTGAACCTTGGGCAGCAAATGTATTCACAGAACAAACTGCTAAAGGAACTTTTATTAGAAAGAATCAAACTTTAGAAAAATGTCTTGATAGTATTGGTAAAAATACAAAAAAGACATGGGATCAAATTTTAAAAGATGGAGGATCAGTTCAAGGACTTGATTGGATAGATAATTACTCAGTACATATTGGTTCAAAAATAAATTTAGAATCAGGTTTAGGAAAACCTTTAACTAAAAAAGAAATTGAAAAAGAACCTCTTGAAAAACAAGGAGATTATATCCCTATGAAAGATGTTTTTAAAACATTTAAAGAAATTAATCAATTAGAACTTGTAAGACAAGGTGGAATAAGACAACAGTATGTTGATCAAGCTGTTTCATTAAATTTAGCATTTCCTACAGAGGCAGAACCTAAGTTTATCAATCAAGTTCATTTAGAAGCATATGAACAAGGTATTAAAACTTTGTATTATATGAGAACCGAATCGGTACTAAGAGGAGATATTGCGCAATCAGCAATAGACCCAGATTGTTTAAGCTGTGACGGATAAAAATAAAGGTGTGGTTTGAAGACCACCCTTAGGACCGAGATAGTTCTCGGATTAGAAGCCAGGAGTTCGCTACTTCCTGGCTTCGTTTTTTATATAACTTATTTTGAAACTTTATGAATTATTTGCTTATAATACTCAAATAAGTTACTAAAAAATAAATATCATGAAAATTACAATTAACAAAGTTGATCAAACTAATTTTATCAACTTCATCAATAGACTTAAAGTTATCGATACTTTCGTTTATTTCAAGATTAAAAATGGTGTAGTTCAGGCTTCGGCTTATTTACCTCAACGAGATGCGGTAAAACACCATAGATTACCAATCGGTCAAGTTTTTCAAGTTGAAGAAGGTTCAATATCAACAGATAAAGAACTTAAAGTTGCTTTCTTTGATGCTCAAAAATTAACAGATGCCTTTAAGCAATTTGAGTACGATTCTATTCAAGGTGAATTAGAGTTTATTGAAAATGAAGATGACTTTGTTGCAACTAGCTTTAGAATCTATAATGATGAGCTTGAAATTACTTTAGCATGCTCAGAGCCTTCTTTAGGATATAAAGATCTTACAGACACTCAGATTCAAACTATCTTTAACGTAGAAGATGCAAATTATAAATTTGACATGGATTACACTACGTTAAATAAAGTAAGATCTCTATTTGGATTAGATAAAGAAGAAACTTTTTCTATTGAAGCGAATGGAAAAGGTGTTAAGCTAACTGGAAACACATACAATATGCTAGTGACTCCTGATTATGATGGAGATTCTTCAGGTAAAGTTACACTATTCAAAAAATATTTAAATCTTTTAGACAAAGAAGATTATACAGCAAACGTATTAGATAATAGAGTTGTTTTAAAATCTAATGATTCTGAAACATTATTAACTATTGCAACATGTTCAACTGCTGAATAATATTAAATGATAGAGATACAGGAACTTATTGATAAACCAGAAAGCGAGCTTAGTGTTCAAGAAACTGAAACATTGATTGATCATTATCAAACAATGTCTGCAAAATACACAGCGTACGAACAGGCAGTTAAAGTAACACTAAACTCGATTTATGGTGCCTTTGGTAATAAATGGTTTCACTTTTTCGATATTGAAATAGCAGAATCAATTACATTACAAGGCCAAAGTGCCATTCTATATTCTGAAAAAATATTAAATAAATATTTTCAAGAATTTTGGCCAAAAGATACAGTAGTTCATGAACACTTTAATATTAGTATTAAAAATAAATTAGTAAGACCATCCGTAGTTTATATTGACACAGATTCTTGCTATGTTCAGTTTGAAGAAATGTATGAGTCTATTGAATGGTTAGGAGAATCAAAACCTCCTATTGATAAGTTTATTATGGATTTATATGAATTTAGACTTAAAGATTATATCACTAAATGTATGCAAAAATATGCAGATGTTACTAACACAAAAAACTTCTTGTTCTTCGAGTTAGAATCAATCGCATATTCAGGTATATGGTTAGCAAAAAAGAAGTATTTACAAAACATAGCATGGGAGGATAGATTAGAAGTTTCTGATAGATATGATTCTCTTAAAAAAATTAAAACAATCGGGTTTGATACAATACAATCTTCAACACCGGCACTTGCACGTAAACACCTAACTGATGCTTTAAAAATAGTCCTTTCTGAAAAACCAACAGCAGATCTTCTTAAAAAGCTAGTAGATTATTTGAAGAAAGGTAAGAAAGAATTTAAATTGGCGGATATAGACCAAATAGCATTTAATAAAAGAACAAACAATATTGAAAAATATATTGTAGATGATACTATTGAATTTCAAATAGGATTAAAGTGTCCACCTAATGTTAAAGCCGCAGGATTTTATAATTTCTTAATGAATCAATCCCCTAAATATAAAAACAAATATAAAATGATAGGTAATGGCGAGAAATTAAAGCTGTATCACTGTAAGCATTTATCATGCGATATGTTTGCTTATTTGCCAGGAGATCATCCTTATGAAATTGCGCCTGAAGTTGATTACGAACTACAATTTGAAAAAAGCGTAATAGACCCTTTAAATAGAGTATTGAAGGCAGTAGGTCTTCAGACTTTAAACAGAAATTTAATTTATTCAACATCATTATTTTAATATGAAACATCAAGCAAACTTTTACGAGACTATCGCTAGCATTACGAAAAACACTCCAAACAATATGGAGTTAGGTACTTCTATAAGATCTTTAATTAATAAAATTGAAGACTCAAAAAAGAAAGAAGCGATTAAAGACCCTAATCAAGTAACAATATTTCAAGATTTAGAAAATTATGGATCCTAAAAAATTAACAGAAAATTTAACAACAGAACAGTTAAAACAAGTACAAGAGTATCAGAAACTTCACATGAGGCTTAAAATTTTAAAAGCTCAAATGGCAGAAATTCAAGATGAAACGCACGACTTAATTGAAACTCTTGATAAAATGCGTATAAAAGATAATAAAAATAAAAACAATGGCTAAAAAAGATTTTACATTCGATGATTTAAATAAAGAACTAGCGGAATTAAATCCACTAGGTTCTGTTATGGATCAATCTAATTTTAGTGAAGTTACTGAATGGATTCATACAGGAAACTATCACCTAAATGCATGCGTTAGTGGTTCTCTATTTGGAGGATGGCCTAACAATAGATCAAGTTCAGTTGCAGGTCCTTCAGGAACTGGTAAAACATTCCTTACATTAAACTCAGTTAGAGAAGCAATTAACATGGGATATAATGTAATATATTATGATAGTGAAGCAGCTGTAGATAAAGAACAAATGATTAAATTCGGTATTGATATTACTAAAGTAAATTATCAACCAATGAATACTGTTCAAGATTTTAGAACTTCTATTACAACAATTACTCAAAAGATGCAAGAAATCAAAAGAAAAGGTGGAGAAATACCTAAACTTATGATTATCTTAGATTCTGCAGGTAATTTAGCAACTGCAAAAGAAATTGCAGATGCAGCAAGTGGTTCTGAAAAATCAGATATGACTCGTTCTAAAATTCTTAAGTCTATCTTTAGAATTATAATGACGCCACTAGCTGATTTAAAAATTCCATTTATCTTTACAAACCACACATATCAATCTCAATCTTTTATTCCGATGCAAATTGCAGGTGGAGGAACAGGTCCTGAGTACGCTGCATCTATTGTATTGATGTTAAATAAAGCACAGTTAAAAGATGGAGCAGATAAAGTAGGTATTATTGTAACTGCAAAACCTTCAAAAAATAGATTTGCAAAACCAACACCTATTAAATTTCACCTAAACTTTAGTGAAGGTATGAATCCATACGTTGGATTAGAACAATACGCAACATGGGATATTTGTGGAATAACAAGAGGAACTATTGAGAAAGGAAAGAAAGTTCCTAAAGCAACTGCAAGAGGTTGGATTTGTGAGCATTTAGATCATGCAGTTCCTAACAAAGAATTCTTTACAGAAAAGGTATTTACTCAAGAAGTTCTTGAAAGAATTGAAGCGCATATCCAACCTATATTTAACTATAACTCAGAAGCAGCAAGTTTAGATGTAGAAGAAATGTTACAAGAGGATTAATGAAAGCTAACGTTCATAAAATATTAGAAGATAAATTGCCTATAAAATATATTTTAGGCATTCAGGATAAACTCGAAGCGTTTCCTGATGCTTTTGATATTTTATACATATTTATTAACGAAGCAGTTAGGCGCCCTGATAGACAAAAGGAAACATTCACGAAGCATGCTTTGATGAAATACCATTCTAAAGGTAATCATGAGAATGCAGAAGAAGGTCTTAAAAGAGGAATTCAATTAGGCCTTTTAGAACAAATTAAATTTGAAAAAGGAAAAGAAACTTACGAAATAAAAATAAACCCATATATATGATAGCAATATTTGACGATTTTATACAAGATCAAGATTTATTAGACACAATAGCAAGAGAAGGAGATTCATTTTTTGTACCTACTGGAGACTATAAATACTGGAAAGGATGGTGGTCTAAAGACGCCGTTAATACAAAACAAAGATTAGCCCAATATATCTGGGGTGATAACTTTCCGCTTAAACTAAACTTAGAGGTTGACGGTTTTGAATATTGGACTGGTCTACAAACAGCCCTTGAAGATGGTAGAAGAAATTATTTAGAAATGCATTACGATGATGATGTTCATTTAAGAGAAAAAACAGGAGAAAGAATGTTTCCAATACTAGGATGTGTATATTACCCTCCAGGATTTGATTTTAAAGGAGGAGATCTATTGGTATATACTGATGGAGAAAGCAACACACCTGATCGTATTAAAACAAGACCAAATAGATTAGTAATTTTTAATCCAGGTGAGGTAGCACATTGTGTTGATACTGTAACTGAAGGAGTAAGAGGAGCGATTGCTATTAATATATGGGGACAAGAGCCGTGGTCAGTAGGTCAAGGATTTATTGGTGTAGAATAAAAGAAACAAATCAGTAAATTACACTATAACCTATATAAAAACAAACACGTATGAAATTCGGCGAAAATTTTGAAAAAATATTCTTTAAATTATCACTTTCTAAACCAAAATATTTAGATAAAATACAAAAAGGATTTTATGAATCTGATGAAATAGATATTTTACATGCTGTAGCTAAGAAATTTCATAATAAATTCCACGAGTGTCCATCATTAGATCAGATGACATTACTTATATCTGATTCTAAATTTAAAAATAGAGTTGATGCTGACTTAATAGAAATAATATATTCTGTTGATTTAGCAGAATACGACGAAGAATGGTTAACATCAACTGCAGAATCTTGGATTAAATGGCGTAATTTCGATAATACTCTTATTGATACTATTGAATACGTTAAAACAACTGAAGTTACTCCTGAAAATGTAGATAGTATAGTTTCTAAAGTAAAAGGACTTATAAACGATAGAAATGCTATTGTATTTAATTCTGATTTAGGATTAGATTTCTTTAATCCGGACGATCACTGGGATGAAGAAAGACAAAAAGTAAGCAGTGGCTATCACTTCTTAGATAGAGTTCTTAATGGAGGATATGATAAAGATGGTTCTTTAGTTGTTTATGTTGGAGAACAAAATATCGGTAAATCTATATTCCTAGCGAATGATGCTGCGAGTTTTGTAAAGATGGGAGTAAATACAGCATTTGTTTCAGCGGAAATGGCAGCTCATAAAGTAATGAAACGTATTGGAGCTAATCTTCTTACTATTGAAATGAATGATTACGATGAGAAAGCTAAAAATAGAGATCTCATGAAGCGTAAGATTGAAACAGTTGGTGATGGTTTAACTCCACCTGGTCAATTATTTGTAAGACAATTTCCAACGTCACAGGCAACAGTACCAGATATTGAAGCATATTTAAAACAAATAGAAGAAGAAAGAAAAATAAAATTAGGCTGTGTTGTTATTGATTACATTAACATCTTAGCAAATTACAGAAATCTAAATTCAGAAAACATGTACTTAAAGATTAAGCAAATCGCCGAAGATTTAAGAGCAATGGGAGTACGTAATGGATGGTTAATTGTAACAGCGACTCAGATTAATAGAAATAATTATAATTCCAGTGATATTGGAATGGGAGACGTTGCAGAATCTGCAGGTCTTTCACACACTGCTGATATGATGCTTGGTATTATCCAAGACGATTTAATGCGAGCAAGCCAAGAATATTGGCTTAAAATCCTGAAAATCAGGGACGGTGAAGGTAAAGGAACTAAATGTAAACTTCATATTAATTATGGTTATATGAGACTTACTGAAACCGACGAGGTAACTAATTCAAACATACACAGTTTATAATGGGAAGAACTAAAAGAGATAAAATATTCGACAATACGTTTGAAGAAACGGAATATGAATTTGACACTTCAATGACTTTTAATCTAGCACCACACATGGTAGATAATAGATCAGAGGAAGATAAAATTGAAACTAGAATTATTGCCGATACTATTCATGAGTTAATAATCAAATCTAGATTTAAACACTTTAACAATATTGATGAATTTCAACAAACAGTTAAATTAAAAAAGATAGACATCAACGAAGTATATGGATATATTAGTGATGAAACAAGAGATACACACTCTTTAATAGAGGTTTTCTCAGAGCTATGCGATTATTTTAACATTAATCCTAATAGATTTTACCAATCTCTTGGTAATAAATTTAAAGAAGAGCTAATTGAACAATTAGACGAAAGAACTAATATTTTACAAAGAAAAAACATAAATAGATTATTCTAATATGATTGACCCTAAAATCTTAAACAAACCTGTTAAAAGGATTTGGATATTAGGAGATATGCACTTAGGTGTTCGCTCTAATTCTATGGAGTGGCTCAATATCCAAAAAGACTTCTATGAAAATGTATTCATACCAACTTTAAAAGAAAACGTAAAGGATGGGGATATATTAGTTCAAGTTGGAGACGCGTTTGATAATAGACAAAGTATAAATTTAAAAGTATTAAATTATGCTGTTGATTTTTTTGAAAGAGTTGGAGAAATTCTGCCAACCCATGTTATATGTGGAAATCATGATATATGGGCAAAGAAAAGCAATGAAGTAACTTCAATTGATAGCTTAAAATGGATTCCAAATGTAGCGATATACAAAGAACCTAAAGAGTTTAATTGGGCTGGTAAAAAGGTTTTATTAATGCCATGGAGAAGAGATACAGAACATGAAGTAGAGACTTTAGCAAAATATCCACATACAAATATTGTATTTTGTCACTCTGAAGTTAGAGGTATTAAGTTAAATTCTAAAGTAACAAATCACCACGGAGTTGAAGCAAATTCTTATGATAATTATGAGGCTGTTTTTTCAGGACACATACACTATAGACAGCGTAAAGGTAAATTAAGAATGGTCGGTGTTCCATATCAATTAACTAGATCTGACGCTAACAACGAAAAAGGATTTGACCTCGTTGATTTAAGTGACATGAGCGAGACTTTCTTTGAAAATACTAGATCACCTAAATTTATTAAGAAGTATCTTACAAGTCTATATAATGTACCTTTAGGTGAATTTAAAAATGAGATTGAAAACAATTTTGTAGATCTATTTGTTCCATCTTATATTGCAGCATCTAACTCTTTATCTAAATTAATTAACAAGATACAAGAAGGTGCTCGTAAAATAGAACCAAACATATACGAACAAGATACATTTATCGATAAAGATATGTATGATATGGATGAAATTGAAGATATGTATAAAAATTACAATATTCTACATTTATGTAATATGTATATCGATGGAATGACACACGACGATGAAACAAAATTACAGATCAAGGATAGAATAAAGAAGCTGCATGATTTATGTGCATATAATTACGATAACGACCAATGAGAATCCAATCTATAGAATTTAAGAATTTTGCAAGTTATGGAAATTCAATTCAACGTTTAGAATTTGAAGATGAATCTTCAGAGTTATTTTTAACACTAGGAAAAAATGGACATGGTAAAACTACTATTGCGAATGCGATTGTTTTTGCATTATATGGTAAAGTCGAGGGAGTTAAAATGGCAGATCTGCCAAATAGAATCAACAAAGAACTTTGGGTAAAGGTTAATTTATTATGCGGAACTAATGAAGTTTCAATAGAAAGAGGATTAGCTCCTAATAAATTTGAAGTTAAATTAAATGGAGTTGAATTCGATAAGGCTGGTAAAAGATCCGTTCAAGAATATTTAGAAGAAGAAATATTTGGAATTCCATACCATGTATTTAAAAATATTATTATATTGTCAGTTAATGATTTTAAATCATTTTTAACAATGACAAATAATGATAAAAAACAAATCATAGATAGAATGTTTGGATTTTCTATTCTTAATGATATGCAACGTCAAATTAAAGAACAACGTAAAAGTTTAAAAGTTGAGTTAGACGTTTATGATAGAGAATTAAAGCAATTAACTGAAAACATTACCTCAGTTAATATGAAACTTAATGAAATGTTAGCAGAATCTAATAAAAAAGATAAAGCTAAAATTGAAGAATTAAAAAATACTCTTAAAAAATACGGAGATAATAAAGATAAATTAGTCGAAGCACAAACTAAAATATCAAGCTCTATTAAAGACTTGAATTCAGTAAACCATACCGCAATTCAAAATAAATCAGATCTTGAATATGAATTAAAAGAACTTAAAAAGAAATTAAGCCTTTATGAAAGTAATTCATGTCCAACATGTACTGCTCCTTTAACTTCTGATTTTCATGATGGCAGAAAAAAAGAACTAGAAACTTTAATATCAGATTTACCTAATAAAATTGTAGATGCCAATAAAGATGTTTTAGATATTAAAGATAAAATATTTTTAATGAATCAAAAAAATGATCAAGTTCGAGAAAAGGTTGCTTCAATAAATACAAATATATTGAATCTCAAAAAAGAGTTAATTACTATTAAAGATTCTATCGATAGTGAAGGTAATTTTCCACACATGAAAGAATTGATTAAAGGGTTTGAATCTCAAGAATCTGAAAAAACTACAGCGCAATCTAAAGTCAATAGTGATTATTATTTTTTAGAAAATATAGAAGAAATATTAGGTGAAGATGGTGTAAAAAACTTGGCGATTCAAACAATATTACCGGGCCTAAATACAAACATAGCGGCAATGGCCCAAACAATGCACCTTCCATTTCATATTAGATTCAATGATAAGTTTGATTGTATTATAAATCACCTAGGAGAAGATATTAATCCACTAACACTTTCAACAGGTGAACGTAAAAAAGCAGACTTTATAGTTATTATCGCAATCATTAAAATATTAAAACTAAGATTTCCACAATTAAACTTATTATTTTTAGATGAATTATTAAGTTCAGTAGATGCCGATGGAGTTCATAATATATTAAAAATATTAAGCAATGTTATTAAAGAAAGCAAGATTAATACATTTGTAATTAATCATTCAGTTCTTCCACATGAATTATTCGATAAAAAAATACAAATATATAGAGAAAATGGCTTCTCTAAATTTGAGATAGAAGCTATAGAATAAAATTAATATGGCTTCATACAATTTAAAATACAATTCAGACGATAGTGTTGTTAGGCACTTGATCATAGGCTTATTAGCAGACTTAAATAATAAGCTATATTTCTATAGACAAATAGATGCAAACACACGCAAAGCAATTGATGTTCCTTTTTATTATTCAATAACGGGAGATGATCAATTCTTAAGAGATAATTTTTTGTTTTCAACAGCATCTGGGCCAGATTGTCATCCTGATGTAGGGTTTGCTGATGGTAATTATGATGTTGTTCCAAGAGGGGTTGCAAAATTAACAGGAATGTCAATTGATTCAGGTAGCTTAGTAAATAAGCGTAATATTGGAAGCTATACTAAAATGAATAGCGAGGGTGCAATGGAAGGTTATCAATCTGAATTTGAAATGATTCCAGTAGAGCTTTCATTTGATATTGAGATTTTAATTAGCTCCACATTAGATGCTTTTAAAATAACCGAAATGATGGTTAAGACTTTATATAAGTCTAATAATTTTAATGTTGAGGTTGGTCATTTAGATGAGGCAACATATAGATTAAATTCATATTATGCAATCCCTGATGATTTTGAAATACAGTCACCAATTGATTTTACATTTGATGATAAAGATAAATATAAAATAACTTTCCCAATAGTGGTAAATTCTTTTATACCTGCTTTTGAATTTGATTCAGAAACACATGTTGGTAATAGAATGTTTGAGATTATATCATCTGCAATTACTAAAAACAATCTAGAAGAATCAACTCCAGCAGTAAACAGAGGAGACACAACAATGGTTATAGATTCAAAGGGATCTAAACCTGCACCAAATAATAATAATTTTGCAGCAGATACTTCATTTAATGCAAGTGATACATATATTCCTAATGCAGGGAGTTCTAATTCAACACCAATAATTATTGACGCTGATCAGCAACAAGAGGCATTAACTCTTTCCCCTGGAACATCAGGACAAGAATCTGTTATTATTGCGGCAAACGGGCCAATTCAAATAGACACTTCTAATTTTACAGGACCACAGTCTATTGAGATTTTAGCAGGAGGAGCAATAAGTATTAAATATTATCAAGACTCTTGGTATGTTGTTGGATATTCTAACAGTAATGTTACTTATTAAAAAAAAATATAACGATGAAAACAAACATATTATCTCCGTTTTTTAAAGATAAAGATTCTTCAACATTTTATATTAATGGTAGAACCTTTGAATTAAATAATGATATCCTAACAGAAACTGAACACGTGAGTAATACTTTAAAAAATGCAATCAATGCGTTTGAATCATTTGAATTTTTAACTAATAAAATAAATTGGTATAATGGATCTTCTCAATTTGAATATCTCATTAAAGAAAATGTTTTTAAAGTTAATGGAATTAAAATAAATGGTTCTTTCACGAATCACGTTTTACAAGCAGGTTTAGTAAGGTATAATAATAAGAATAAATCAGATTTATTTGAATCTTTACCAAATTTAATTGAAAACTTTATAGTTTTAGATTTTGTAGCTTCATTTAATAATAAAAATATAAATGTTGATTTATTTAAAATAAAAGAAAGTGTGTATGTTTCTAGATTTAATTCAGAAACAAAACTTGCAAGATTTTTTAAAGCAGATTCTGCAAACATAGCACTTGATATTGTTTCTGAAGAAACTGAATTAGATGCATCTTCTTTCTTATTAGATTTATTAGAAGGAGAATCTAAAACAATAGCAGACATAAACGCAAAAATAGAATCATACGAAGATATGGTATCATTTTTAAAAGATCAAAGAGGTTTATTAGCAGAGGCTGACAAATCAATTTCTGAAATAAAAGCGGCTGATATACTTATTACAAAAGAGATATTAGATTGGAAAAATAAGATTGCAGAGTTAAAGAAGTAATTAAGAATTACATATTACTCTAATAAAGGGAACGAAAGTTCCCTTTTCTTATTAATAAACAAATTTCACTTTTACTGTATAACCTTTAAATAAATTAAATTATAAACAGTGCCACGTAAAAAGAACTACCTTAACAACAAAGACTTTCATGCAGAAATGAGTCTTTCAAAAGAACAAGACTCACTTACGCCGAAGGCGGAGAAGATGCTTCTTCTACTTGCTGAAAAAGCAATAAACAAGATGAGATACGTTAACGAAGACGATAGACATGACTGCCTTCAGTTTGCTATTTTAGATCTTCTTAAATATTGGAGAAACTTTAATCCTAAATATCCTAATGCATTTGCATATTTTACAGAAATTGCAAAAAGAGGATATGCTAAAGGATGGAATAAAATCCATCCACAAAAATATAAAGGAACTATATCAATTGATGGATATGGATCTGATAAAGGCGGAGAACAGTCTGGAATCTACACAATATAACATGTCAATAAAGAATGTTAAACCAACTAAAAACTCAGGATTTAATCAAGGTTATTTTATTCCTAACTTTCCTGAGAAATATATCGGACCAACTCCGATTATATACAGAAGCTCATGGGAGCGCAAATTCTGTATTTGGTGTGACATGAATGATAAAGTATTAAATTGGTCAAGTGAACCTGTTGAAGTTAAATATTGGTCAAGACAAGATAATAAGGCACATAAATATTATCCTGATTTTTATTTTAAACAAAAACAACAAGATGGATCTAATAAAGAGTATTTAGTTGAAATTAAACCGAAGGCACAAATTCAAAAACCAGAACCTCCTAAGAAAAATTCAAAAAAAGCTATAAAATCTTATAAATTTTTGGCAGAGCAGTACGTTAAAAATATGGATAAATACAATGCTGCTAAAGAATACTGTGAAGGTCGTAATTGGAACTTTATAGTATTAACAGAAGACACTATATTAAATGGGTTACGTTAAAAAGCAAATAAGAGAATTAACAAAAAGTGCAGGTAATAAAGGTTCTGCCAGGAAAATTGCTGAGAAGTGGTTTAAATCAAGTCTTAAAGAAAGAAGCGTAAAGGAAGCATCTTACACCAGATCCAGATTTGAACCTGGAAAAATATACATATTTGATTATACTCCAATTACACAAAACCTTCCATGGTATGATAAGAATCCGGTTGTATTAGCCTTAGAACAATTAGATAATCAAAATGATTTAGGAGTTAATTTAAATTTATTACCAAATAATATTAAAGAAGATTTATTAGATGACCTATATAGCAGAATGGAAGGTCAAATAAAAGGGGGATCTACTGGAACAAAATATTATGACGCAAAAGCACAGGGAGGATTAAGAATAACATACGATGGTATGAAATCTTATTTACAAAAAAGTGGATGTGACTTTGCAATTAGACAGTATAAAGTAAGTAGAAAATCAAGTCAAGCCGTTATTAGTTATTCTAAATGGCCAGATATAGCACTATGTGATTTTATTGAATTAAATGGTGCAACGATTAGAGAAATTAGAAGATTGTTTTCTAAGAAATAAAAAAAGAATATATAAACAAAATTAATATTATATTATAATGGCAGGATTCGTAGATAGAAATGGACCATTAAGCTACAATAAGAAATCATTTACACTGAGAGATCAGCTAAAGAAGCTAAGCTCTTTTGGTATGTATTATGATGATTTAGTACTTAGGCAATCACAGGCAATAGGTCCGATTGAAGACGCAATAGGTTTTGGTCAAATGAACCAAATGGGATTAGACTCAGATGATATGTATGGTGCTTTCGCAGCCCTTTCAATGTCTGATACTACAATGCGTAAGAATGTACCGTTCTTCGATCAAAATTACGAAAGTAAGCGTAATGAATTAAGAGCATTTTCAACGTATGATGAAATTGAAGATATTTTAGATATTCTTTGTGATGAGTCTGTTGTTTATGATAATAAAAACTTTTTTGCAACTCCTGAACTTATAGGAATGGAAGTTAGTGAAGAAGTTGAAAAATATTTACAAAAAGCATATCGAGATATTTATCAATATTTTGGATTTAATCAAGATCAATCGGCATGGTACTTTTATAGAAAGTTCTTAGTTGATGGTTATCTTTCTTTTGAAATAGTTTATAACCCTGAACAAACTCAAATTATTGGATTTAAAGAAATTGATCCTATAACATTAATTCCAGGATATAATAAAACAGATGGCAAGAAAGTATGGACTCAATTTAAAGACGATCCAGTTAAGGAGAGAGTCCTGTATGATTCTCAGATCATTTATATTTCTTATTCATCAATTACCACAGCCTCGAGAGTAAGTTACTTAGAGAGACTTATAAGGTCATTTAATTTAATGAGAATTATGGAACACACTAGAGTAATCTGGGCTGTTACTAATTCTTCTTATAGAATGAAATTTATAATCCCAGTTGGTGGTAAATCTAAAACAAGAGCAAAACAATCACTTGCTCAGTTAATGAATAACTATAAAGAAGTTGTAGATTTTGATTGGGAATCTGGAAGTATGCATACTGACGGTAAACCAATGTTACAATTTAATAAAGAATATTGGTTACCTTCGAAAGATGGAGAACAGCCGGAGATTGAAACACTAGGAGGAGAAGGTCCTGAATTATCAGACACAGAAGCTCTTAAATATTTCTCAGATAAATTAAAAATGGTTTCTAAAATACCATTTAATAGATTCATGTATGAAGATGGTGGTGGAGATTTCAATTTAGCCGCTGACGGTATGATTAGAGATGAGATTAAGTTTGGTAAATTTATTAAACGTTTAAGATCTACATTCCAAGAAATTTTAGTTAAACCGTTATACATTCAAATGTGTTTAAAATTTCCTGAATTTGAAAATGATGCATCTTTTAAAACACAGATATCTCTACAATTCCTTGAGGAAAACATGTTTGCTGAATTAAAACAAATGGAAATCATGGAACGTAGAGTAGAGTTTATTAGTTCTGTAAAAGATTCTCTAGTTGAAACAAATCCAGAAACAATGGAAGAAGAATATTATTTCGATTCAGATTTCTTAGTCGATAGATACTTAAAACTAAGTCCAGATGATAAAGCAGCTAATGCAGCTTACAAGGCAAGAAAAGCTGCTAAAGATGCAGAAGAACCTGAGATTGACCCAATGGACATGGGAATATAAGAGATATATAATAAAAATAAATTAATAAAATGAAAAGAGTAAGATTATACGAAGATTTTATAGCTGAAGATGCAAAAACAGTTACACCTGATTCGGATATTAAAATTGATGATTTTTCAACAGACGATGGGATTGAACTTAAATCTCAAGAAATTATTGGAGCAATAGTTAGTTCTGCGACTGAAAAAGAATTTAAAGAATATTTTTTTGATCAATATGGCAACACAGCTTTTACGGAAGCAGATATGCAAAGTTTAGTCACAATGTATAATGAATATGTAGAAGAAGTTACCGCGATAGAGACCGAAGAGGAAGAAGAAGAGAAAAAAGAAGAAGAAGGAGAAGATGATCCTTTAGCAGATATTTAAAAAATTAATTTTTTTAAAAATCACACTTTTTAATAAAGATATATAATACAAATATAATAAAATAATAAAATGAGCAAAACTGACTTATTAATCTTAGAAAGATCTGCTTCGGGTTTAGAATTTAAAGAAGAAAACGGAGTATATGTATTAGAAGGAGTTTTTGGCGAATTAGATACGAAGAATAGAAACAACCGTATTTACACTGCTGAAGAGTATCTACCACAGATCGAATCATTACAAGATAAAATCAAAGCATCTAAACTTTTAGGTGAATTAGATCATCCACAAAATTTTGACGTTTCTTTAAAGAATGTATCACACATTATTGAAGAAATAACATACGATGAAGCAAATAAGCAAATTAAAGGACGTATTAGATTATTAGATACTGACGCTGGTCGTCAAGCTAAAGCACTTGTTGATGCTGGAGTACCACTTCAAATTTCTTCAAGAGCAGCCGGCGCTGTAGAATCTAATGGTAAAGTAAAGATTAAACAATTATTTACTTATGATTTAGTTGCAGATCCTGGATTTGAAAACGCAGAATTAAAGAGAGTTAACGAATCTTTTGGATTTGAAAACAACTCTGATATTCTAATTTATGAAATCGGTGGAAGCTCAAACTTAAACGAAGAAACAACAAAAATCGAAAATAAACAAACAGAAACAATGGCAGAATCTAAATTTATCACTGTTGAAGATTTTAATAAGTACTCACAATATCTTTCTGAAGAAATGAAGAGTATTAAAGAATCTATGGCAGCTGCTAAAGAAAATGGCAATGATACAGAAATAGAAAATCTAAAAGAATATGCTGGATATTTAGCAGAAAAATTAGATCAGTCTATTAATACAGCCGAAGAATTAGCAACAAAAACAGATCAATCAATTCAGTACACGGAATCTATTGCTGAAAAATTAGATCAATCAATTCAATACTCTGAGCATATTGCTGAAGGTGTTGATTCAATTAAAGAGTACACTAACTACTTAGCAGAATCTTATAACGAAGGAGCAACAACTCACGAAGGTTTATTAAAGTACATCGACTACTTAAAAGAAAACTTAGAAAAAGTTACAGAATACGCAGAATATGTTGCTGAAACTGTAAATTCTAATTTAATTTTAGAAGATGAAGCTGGTAAAGAAGTTGAGGAAATCGAAGCTGAAAACGATGCAAAAGACGTTACTGAACCAACAGTTGATGCTGAAGGTAATGAGCTTGAACACGGAGCTGAAGTTAAAGATGTTGAAAAAGATCTAGAACTTGAAGGTGAAGGAGACGCTGAAGGAGAGGAAATCTCAGAAGAAG